AGTAGCAACCATTTCATTCGCTGACACTGTTTTCGGCGATTTCACTGTTGATACCACAACAACTCCAGGTGTTGCAGTTGTTCGCTTAAATCAAAACGCAGATTTAGATTATGGTCTTATTACCGACAATGTTTTTGAGTACAACTCGATCGATTATGGGAGTATCTGATGGCGGCAAGAGTTAAACTTAGAAGAGGTACCTCGCAGCAGCATACATCTTTTGTTGGCGCTCAAGCTGAGATTACCGTAGACACTACAAACAATACGATAAGAGTGCATGATGGTTCGACTGCTGGCGGTCATGAATTGTTGAAAAATACTCTAGCGAACATAAAAGAAGGTGCCATTCTCGATGGTGGAACATATACCTAAATAGGGTGGGATTAGGAGATAAAAATGGCAACAATTTTACAACTTAGAAGAGGGACTACTGTTCAGCACTCAACCTTTACGGGTGCTGTCGGTGAAGTCACTGTTGACACAACAAAAGATACAGTTGTTGTCCATGATGGTACTACCGCTGGTGGTAAACCTCTGGCAACCGAAGCGTATGTTACTTCTCAGATTCAAACAAAAGATAACAGCGACGAAATTACAGAAGGTTCAACAAACCTCTACTTCACAAATGCTAGAGCAAGAGGCGCAGTATCGGTAACAGATTCTGGTGGCGACGGTTCGCTCGCATATAATAGTTCTACTGGTGTTCTAACATTCACTGGTCCAAGTGCAACAGATGTTCGCGCTCACTTCAGCGCTGGAACTGGTGTTACTATTACCAGCGGTCAAATTGCTATTGGTCAGGCAGTTGGAACTGGATCAAATGTTACATTTAATGATGTCACAGTAAGCGGCAATCTAACTGTTTCCGGAACTACCACTACAGTAAACACTGAAACAATCAATCTTGCTGATAACATTATTACTTTAAATAGTAATGAAGCTGGCACCCCAAGTCAGAATGCGGGTATCGAAGTTGAACGTGGTACTTCTACTAACGTGGCCCTTCAATGGAATGAAACTAGTGATGTCTGGGAATACACAGTAGACGGCACCAACTATATTCCAGTTGTTGGTACTACTGCAACGCAAACTCTTACAAACAAGACACTTACTAGTCCAACACTAACGACACCAGCATTAGGTACTCCTGCTTCTGGTGTTCTAACCAATGCAACTGGTCTTCCAATTGCCACTGGTGTTTCTGGTCTTGGTACTGGAGTTGCAACTTTCCTCGGAACTCCATCTTCTGCTAATCTTCTTGCCGCAGTTACCGACGAAACAGGCACTGGTGCACTGGTATTTGCTAATACTCCAACCCTAGTAACACCAAATATCGGTGCAGCAACAGGTACGTCACTTACAACTACTGGCGGTGGTGTTTTAACTCGTGCAGCATCCACACAAGATGGTATAGAACTTCGCGGTCGTGCAGGTGGTACTGGAAACTGGGAAGCAATTCTAACGCCAACTACCTTATCCGCAGATAGAACATTCACTTTCCCAGATGTTTCTGGCACTGTCGTTACAACTGGTGATACTGGATCAGTTACCAATACTATGTTGGCAGGTTCTATTGCTAATGCTAAACTTGCAAACAGTGCAATCACTCTTGCGGGCACATCTGTATCTCTAGGTGGTGCATTCACGGCAACTAATATACTTGATGCGATTAAAACAGTAGATGGTGCTGGATCTGGTCTAGATGCTGATCTTCTAGACGGTAACTCAAGTGCATATTTCCGCATCAATGTTTACAACGCAGCAGGGACGCTATTGAATTAATATGACAACGGTGATTCAATTAAAAAGAAGCGAAACTTCGGGTGCGATTCCTACTGCAGGACAAATTGCAGTTGGAGAACTTGCAGTAAACTTAGCAGACGGAACACTATATTCTAAAAAAACCGACGGAAGTATTATTGAAGTGGGCGGATATAATCCGGATTTCTTTACTATCCCAGGAACAATCGATCTGGGCGATCTCGCAGGGATAGATCCTACAGTGTATGACATGGGTGCATTATAAATAGTCCCAAAGAGGACAAGATATGGCAATTTCTTCAAGACAAGGTTTAATAGATTACTGCTTGCGCAGACTTGGGTTTCCAGTAATCGAAATTAATGTGGACGATGATCAAGTAGAAGATCGTATCGATGACGCATTACAGTATTTCCAAGAGTATCACTTTGACGGTGTCGAGAGACTCTATCTCACACACAAAGTTACTACGGCAGAATTAAAATTCTCAGGATTATCCTCACCCTCGTTCGAAAACAACGAGATGCTGGTTGGTAATACTTCGGGCGCAACATGTACCTTATATACATTATCCGGAACTACTGCGAGAATAACAAACGTAAAAGGTGTGTTCACAACAGGTGAAACTGTTACTGGTTCCACATCAGGTTTCAGCAGAGCACTCGCAGCAACTGGTTTCTATACTCCAGGAGACATTCAAAACGGGTATCTTCCCCTTCCAGATTCGGTAATCGGTGTTATCCGTGTTCTACCAGTCAATGGTCCAAGTTCTGGTATGAACAATCGCAACAACATGTTCGATCTTATCTATCAATTCCGCTTAAATGACATGTATAATCTGCTGTCTGCTGACATGGTTTATTACACGCAAGTCCAACAGCATCTATCAATGCTCGACATGCTTCTAGTCGGCGATCGTTCATTCAAATACAATCGTAAGATGGACAAGATGTATATTGATATGAATTGGGAAGAAGTATTAAATCCTGACGATTTTATTGTCGTTGAATGTTATCGCATCCTAGATCCAACAACTTACACACAAGTCTATGATGACATGTTCCTGAAGCGTTATTCGACTGCATTGATCAAACGTCAATGGGGCGAGAACATGAAGAAGTTTGGTGGGATTCAACTTCCTGGGGGCGTAATTCTAAATGGCAGAGAGATCTACGAAGAAGCAGTCGAAGAAATCACGACAATCGAAAACGAAATGCAATTGAAGTCAGAGTTGCCAATAGACTTCATGGTTGGATAAGACATGCCAACGAACTTCTACTTTCAATCTGGTAATACATCTGGAACCACAAACGAACAACGTTTGGTGGAGGATCTTGTCATTGAAAGTTTGAAGATCTACGGTCATGATGTTTTTTATCTTCCAAAGCAAACTGGTAATCTGGACGGTATCCTAGGCGAAGATGCGCTTCAGTATTTTGATCAAGCATATCCTCTCGAAATGTATCTTGAGAATGTTCAAGGGTTTGAGGGCGAAGGCGAACTGTTCACGAAGTTCGGATTTGAATTTAGATCTTCAGCAACCTTCGTGGTCGCTAAGAGGCGTTGGGAAGAGGGTGTTGCTCAGAATGCGACACTAGAATTACCAGGAAGACCAGCAGAAGGCGATCTACTTTACTTCTCGAAAACCAAAACATTTTTCGTGATCAAGTATGTTGACTTCTTAAATCCGTTCTATCAACTCGGCAAGATTTACACATACAAACTGCAATGTGATGTCTTCGAATTCAGTTCGGAAAGAATTGATACTGGTATTGAAGAAATTGATTCTCTCGCAGACAAGTCAAGTCAAGATGTTTACGGATTCCAACTACTTCAACAGTCAGGTGATTTTCTTCTAAACTCTAGCGATGATTCAATTATCCTCGAGATATATGCAACTGCAGACACAGATCCACAATCAGATAATGATGAATTCGAGGAAGAAGCAGAAGGTATTCTAGACTTCAGCGCATTCAATCCATTCGGTGAGGTACAGAAAAGAGCATAATGTTTTTACGTCAACACTTTTATCATCAACACATCAGAAAAGCAATTATTGCTTTCGGCACAATCTTCAATCAGATTTCTGTTAAGAGATACAATTCTGATCAAGAAGTCGTGCAATCTGTCCGTGTTCCATTAGCATATTCACCAAAGAATAAGTTTCTCGCTCGTATTGCAGAAGTCCCAACAACTACTACACAGTCTACTGCAATCATACTCCCGCGAATGGGATTTGAGATTACGGGATTACAATATAATCCTGCGAGAAAGATTAACTTACTCACTAAGAACGTGGCAATCGGGCAGGGTGATGACCCTAACATGCTTCGAACTCAATTCACAAGCACACCATACGACATGAATATTTCACTGTATGCAATGGCAAAGAATCAGGATGATGGGTTGCAGATTATTGAGCAAATAATTCCGTTCTTCAATCCTGACTTCTGTGTTACCATAACTGACATTCCCGCAATGGGAATCAAAAGAGATCTTCAGATAGTTCTTGATTCTATCAATTATGAAGATGATTATGCTGGTGATTACATGCAAAGACGTTCGATTGTTTGGACGCTAAACTTTACGCTTGGATTAAACCTATATGGTCCAGTCGAAGAGCAAGGAATTATCAGAAAAGCAATTGCGAATACATATACGGATATTGAAAAACCTACGTATGAGCAAAAATATCAAGTAACAACAAATCCAGGTACTGCTGCAGTAACTGATGACTGGGATTATGTGGAGCAATTCGATGAATTTTTCGAACAAGGGTAACTATCAAGATCTTGACGATCTTTTTGGAACTGAAACAACAAAGATCCCAGAACCAGTTGAAGTAATTGAAGTGGAAACTCTTCCGGCAACTACGACTGCATCTGCAGTTCCAGCAGTCATCGAATCCACTGGTAATGACATTGAAGATGATTATAATGTTGCTCGCAATAAACTAAATGAATTGATTGACACAAGTCAACGAGCATTAGAAGGTATGTTAAACGTTGCGCTTGCAAGTGACAGTCCTCGTGCCTATGAAGTCGTCGGACAACTGATCAAGACAACTGGTGATACTGCTAAAGATCTTATGGATCTTCAGGCGAGAAAGAAAAAGGTTCTTCAAGATGATAGCAAAAAGTCTCAGCAAATAGATACGCAGAATAATATCATCTTTTCTGGGAGCACCCAAGATTTACTCAAGGCATTGAAAGCAGAGAAAGCAAAAGTTATAGAACATGATAGTTGAGGAATCCTCGTATCACGGTAATATTAATTTAAAACCGATTGGATACAAACATAATTTTACTCCGGAGCAATTGACAGAACTCGCTTTGTGCGAGGAG